ACAGATCACGTCGCCCTCTTCCATCTGCACGCACCACGCGCTCTCCTTGAGCGGCTCGTGCCCCGCTGCGATCGCCGTCTTCTCGAGGACGTCCCACGCGCGCATGAGCTGCCCCGCAATCTCGTGCGTCTTGACGACGTCATTATCGAGCACCGCAGCCTCGAGCGCCTCGTAGGCTGCCTCGAAGCGACCAGCCATTTCAGGCGGCACGCACTTCGGCAGGTAATCGCCCCAGCGCTTAATCTTTTCATTCGCCACACGCTGTAGCGGCTCGAGCTGACCCCAGACTGCCGCCTTAATGACCAGCGCATCCTCGTCAGGCTTTATGTGTCCTACTGGATCACGTCCCCTCGCCTTTGCCTTCCCCACTGTAATTCTCTGCTTCATAACCAAGTACCTTCCACACTTACAATTAATAAGCCCTACACGTTCCCCCACACTAGCGTATTATATACGCTAGAGGTGTGGTGGAGCTTTTTCGTGCTTATTTTCCGCACGTTCCACACCTCACCACACCTTTAGTGTGGATACTGCGGAGCCTTCACATCGCCCAAAAGCAATGCCCCTAGCAACTCCTCCAGCTCTACGATTTCCTCGATGGCGTCGGCGCACGCCTTGATAGCCTCCGCGATGTCCTGATCGCAACTGAGCGACGGCACCCGCTTATTGGCCTCGTTCCACTCGACCTCGTACCCGTCGCACTTCTCGCAGTACACGACGCGCATGATCTCGTCTCTGTCTTCGCTGTAGCTCATTCGAAAAAGTCTCCTTGGTCGATTATGTCGTCGTCACGAGTTGGGTCGACATTCACTTCTTCAAGCACCTCCACGACAAGACACCGATACTCTGGATGTTTCCACTTCATGTACTCTGCGACACCCCAAGCGTCCTGACGATCCCGATACATGCCGTCCGCTAGGACTGGCTTCAACACCCCGATGTCATCGCCGCGAAGCCTCGCATGCCTATCCAGCGCTAATGCCATATACTTGCAATTCACAACCCTGCCTCCGATCTACTGATCCACTCGCCGACGATAATCACTGGCACCTCGCGTCCGTGTCGTGCGCTCTTCCACTCGGCTTCCCGTAGGACGCCAGTCTCGAGCCACTTCGCCACGATTGCCTTTGCCTTCGCCTTCTCGTGTTTCTTGTCCATGTCTAAGTCTAGCACAACGGCGACCGCTTGACCGACCCAGTTTTTCGCTTGGACATTTTTTCTCATCGGCTCGTCGCGCTCCTCGGCCGCCCCGACGAGGCGCTGCACCTCCATGGCGTGCTTGGCGCTTATGCCGTCGAACAAGTCTGGCAGCTTAAACTCCGTGGCGACGCCCACGAACTCACCGTTGGCCAGCGGCACGCTCTGCATGCGCCTGTACAGCGCCTTGGCTGCGGGCAGGCTTAGGTTGTTTTTGCCGTCGTCCACGCGGAAGATGCCGAGGCTTTCCTGCTCGCTGACGCCGAGCTTCATGGCTTCCTCCTGCGTGACGCGGTTGAGTACACGAGCAGCGCGCGCGGCCCCGATGAGTGAGCCAGCGCCGCGCACGCTGTCGATCGTAGCTTCCTCACCGTTCGTCTTGCGAATGTGGTGAGTGAGCACGATTGCTGCATCCGTTGCGTCTGCGATTGCGCGCACGGCTCCCACCGCCGCGTTCATCGCCATGTTATCGTTTTCGCTGATGCCGCCCATTGCGGCGACCCACGGGTCGATGAAGACGACTGAGATGTTGTTCTCGTTGATCACCTTAATCATGTACTCAACGATTTCCTCGATGATCTCCAGCCCGTCCCGTGTCTGCTTGGCGAAGATCATCTTGAGGTCGCGCCCTGCGTCGAGAAAGATTTTCCCGCGCACCTCTTCTGGCTTGATGCCGTAGTGCTGCATGACGGCTGCCGCCCTGCGCTGCATCTCCTCCATCGGGTCCTCGAGGTTAACGATCCAGACATTGCACGGCTCGTGCACGGGTTCCCCGAGGAGAGGTTTTCCCGTTGCGATGCTGAACGCCTCCACCATTTGCATGGATGACTTGCCCAAGCCCCCTGCGGATGCCACGACGCTGACGTATGAGCGTATGTAGTGGTGGCCGTAGACCCAGCGCCGCGCGGGAATGTCTGCCCCGCTGATTGGCTCGAACAGCGTCGGCCAGTTGCGCTCGGTTGCGATGGCTTCTTGCTTCGCCTGCTCGACTGGCTTTGCCTGCGAGAGTGCGAGCTTGAGCGCCTCCTCGCCAGCCTCCTTGAGGTAGTCGTTGGCGTCCTTGACGTTCTCGACGCCGAGGCGGTCAAAGTGCACGACGTGCACGGCTGTGCTGCCGTCGCCGCGCAATACGTCAGCCGCCTTTTCCACGTATAGGTCAGGGTCGGCGCAGATCGTAACGTCGGACGCCCGTGGGGCGTTATATGTGTACATGCCAGCCTTGCCGAACGTGCAGACGATTGTTGCCTCCGCGTAACCGCTGACGGCCTGCCTGACGCTGAGCGCGTCCTCTGGCCCCTCGCACATGATGATTGCGCCGCCGTCGTGTTCGTTGCCGATCCGCATTACGTTGCCAGCGAGCACGCCGCGCGAGTATTTGCTGATGCCGTTGTGCTCGCGCTTCTTGCCCTCGGGCGTGAGCAGCACGGCTTGCACGCCTTGGATCGTGCCTTGCTCGTTGAGCGCGGGGAAGATAATCGCAGGCCCGTCGTATACGTTGGGGCTGAAGCGCGCCACGTCGACCGCTGTGCTCGCTCTGAGGCCCCGTGAGTTGAGATACAGGAGCGCTGGGCGTACTGCGTCGGTTGTCTCCCGTGATATCGGTACAGCGCGCTCCCATTGATCCTGCGCCTTCTTTATCTTGTCTTGACGTGTCTCCTCGTCGCGCACCAGCATTTCCTTGCTGGCGAGCCGACCGATGAGGCGGTCGAACTCGGACGGCGTGTATGGGATTGCGTCGCTGTCCTCGAGAACCTTGGGATTTTCGCCGCCTCGTTTAAAGCCTGACCCGATGGTGGCTTTGATCTCGATATCGTTGAGGCCGATTTGTTTTGCGGCTGCGTGTAATTCGTTGACCGCCGCATCGATGTTGGCTGGGCCAAGGTGGGCGTGGCGCCCTAATGCGTATGCGGCTTTGTTTAGTGTTTCGTTGCGTCCGCCTTTTATCGTTGACAGCATTTCGCCGACGGCGCTCTCTCGTACCTTGTTAAAATATGCTTCTGACATGCTCACTCTCACTCATTATAAACGCCCCGCCGTTAGGCGAGGCGCGTTCGTACGTTTGTTAGAACCCGAAGTCGCTACCTCCTGACGCGGCAGGTGCAGGTGCAGGCTCAGGGGCTGCGGCTGGCGCTGGCGCGGGTGCTGGCGCAGCGGGAGCAGCGTCATCGGCTGGACGATCGATCCAAGTGCGGATTGCATATCCGACGTCGTAAGATGTCCCCTTCCCGATTACGACAGGCGTCGAGCTAGTCACCTGTACCACTGGGACCTTTGTCTCAAACTCTGGACGCGTTTCCGCGTCGTTGTAGAGTTTCGCGATGAATGATCCCAGCCCGTAGCTGTTCCCGCCGAACTGTGCCGCGCGTCCGTCGCCCATCCAGCAATCGACCTCGAAGCCCTTTTTGTGTTGGTCACTGGGCTTGGCGATTTGCTGTGATGGCGATGGCCACGGCTGCCAATCGCGGACACCTACGTCGATGTGAAGCCAACCAAAGACGACGTTTTTGATGTCGATCGCGATCCCGCGCTCCATGTCAATCGTCTCGTCGCCGCCCTCGGTTTTGAGGGTCCAGCGATTTTGCGGAAGATTGACGCGGACGAAGTTCGAGTTCCCGATGCTTTCAGATGTAAATTCTATTGGCATGTTTGTCTCCTGACTTAATTTGCCTCGGTGAATTTGAAGGCGTATGGCGGTATCTGGAGGGTTTGCAGCTCCCCAAATCCGTAGTCCCACACTCCCGTTTCCTGCGCCCTTGCGTACTGCTCGAGCGCATACTTGACTGCCGCGTTGCCCTCATCGAGCGTGCGCCAGTCGAGTTCGTAGACGCCGACTTTATGCGGTGCCTTCTTTCCTACCGCAATAAAGACGAAGCGGTCAATCTCGTGACCTGCGAGCGTCATGACCCTGCGATAGAACTGATCCTGTATGTGGTAGCCAAAGTTTGCCGCCTGCTTTGCGAAGCCCTCTGGCGATGCATCGACTGTCGTCTTCAAGTCGATCAGCGTTGCGATGTCCTTGCGCCACCCGTCTGGGCGCGTGCGTAAGTCGACGCCGTAAATGTGATCCCGCGCAAAGACGCTTGCCTCGCACGTCATCTGCGACGTGAGCAGCTCGGCTGCGTCGGGGTTGGCGCGGACGGCTTCGGCCATTCCCTTGGCCAATCGATAGTCGCTGTCCGTGAGTAGCAGCGCGCCTGCGGCGTCCGCAGCGGCTTTCTCCTCCGTCCACGCCTTGCCGCGACGCGTCTCTGGCCCGCACCACACTGTGTCCGCCAAGTGTGGCTCGAACACCAGCGTGTGCGTGGCTGTGCCTACGTCGAACGCTGCCTTGTGCTCGCGCTCTGCGTATTTGAAGTCAAAGAGGCTTTCGAGCGCGATCGTCTTTGCGCCAGAGGCGCTGAGCGCGTCGCTCGCGTGGTATTCCTCGTTGGACATGTCGTAGCGTATGGTGCTCATTTGATGTCTCTCAGTATCTCTGACACGCGGCCAATGTTGATGTTAAACGCCGTCGCAATCTCGTGATATGACAGCGTCGAATGTGTCGACGCATATTGCTTCACCGACTGGCGCAATCCTTCCGTGATTTTGCGTGACTTCACTGGCGCCTTCCGTCCCAGCGAATAGTCGCGGTACATGTAGCTGAGCGCTTGTTCAATTCCCTCGCGCACTTCGAGTGACATGTTTTTTGTTAACGTGTCATTCAAGATTTCGCGTGCTCTTGGTACGTCAGCCATCTAGCAGTGCTCCATAGTGTGCGATCAGCAGCGCCTCGGCGCGGTGCTCGTCTTTCTTGCGTGTAAAGTCGCCAGCGCATTTCGGATACCATTGCTGCGCCAATCTGCGGGCCGCGTCCTTATCGCTCGGCAGGCGTAGGCCCTTTTTCCAGCCAGCGGGCGTTAGGATCGTGTACGGCGTCTGCGTGAGCGCCACGGTTGTCACGATCTGCCCATATGCGTAGCCGAGCTTGAACGTCGACGACACGCCCTGCTTTGGCATGGCTTGCTGCCTCTCGATGAAGATGTGGTCAATGTCAACGCTGGTAAGTATTTCGTTGAGCGCCGTGATGTCGACCCCGCCCTCGCTGTAGACGGGCAGGTCGTGCACCTCTGCGAAGCCGCTCTTGTCGATCAGGGCGACGCCTCCCGTGCGGTAGCCGCAATCGATGCCTGCGTAAATCTTAGACGTCATAGCCCGCGTCCTTGAGCAGCTCGCGGAGCGCCTCCTCGACGATCAGAGCTTGCGGCATACGCGTGCGCTTGCTGTAATCGGCCAAGCTGTCGGCGATGCTGACTTTGATGCGCGGGCCGATCTGCCTCACGTCTTCGTATTGCGGTTGTTTCAGTGCTGATATCATTTGTGCCTCCATATGTGCGCCCCGTGTTAGCACTGAACTAACTACGAGGCAACTTGGCAAGGATTAAACAACGACTAAGCGTGCGACCGCTTCTTTGTGTGCGTTGAATACTACGGCTGCGGCATCATCCATTGTCGCGTGCTTTGTGCCACCGACCAATGAGCCGAAGCGGACACGCCAGTCGCCCTCATCGTATTTCTCAACCTCGCCGCGCGCTCCGCAGTCTGATGTAAGATTGTAGCGCTCTGCGTATTTATGGCGGGTGCGTTTTGCTGTGTAAGTAAATGTCATTTTCTGTCTCCTTCATTGCTTATATTGTTAACATAGCGTTAACACTGTGTGATTGCAAGGGTAGAAACGCAATTATTTTAATTCTTTTTTCGATATGCTATAAAAGTATGAAAGAAAGGCAGCCAACCATGGAAGTAAATTTCGAGATGATCGATGTAATTATGCAGTGGGTAGTGCTGCCAGTCGCAGGTTTCGTGTGGGTAATGTATAACCGTCAAGGCGATCATCACACTGATATCGCTGTACTCAAAGCGCAGCACGAGGCCAATAAGTTGGCGCACGATCGCGAGATGAAGGAGATGAAGCAAACCATCGCCGCGATATTTACGAAGCTCGACAACATCGAGCAGGCTCTGAGAAAGTAATGCTGTATATACTGATCCATATACTAGGTGTATGGATCAACACGCCGAGCGGCCCAATGCCCATGCTGCTATGCGTTTATAAATCACCCGAAGTAGAGTATACTTACCTTGTATTGAGGCCCGTGTGGATGGGCTGCGTTGAATATGGAAATTTGTAATGGCCATCCTAGAAAGCATTGCAGCCGCCAACGCGGCTTACAGCGTGATCAGAACTGCCTTGTCGAACGGCAAGGAGACGGCCACGCTCATGGGCAGCATTGGCAAGTTTCTGACCGCTGAAGAGGAAATCAAGTCCGCCGTCGACCGCAAGAAGAATAGCCCGCTGACAGCGATTACAGGCGGATCAGAGGGTGACTGGGAAGAGTTCCAAGCGCTAGAAGACATCCGCGCCAAGCGCGCCGAACTCGAGAGCTGGTGCCGCCTCTACGCGCCCAGCGGCACATGGGATCGTTGGGTATCCTACGAGGCCAAAGTTCGCAAGGAGCGCGCAGACGCTAAGAGAGCGGCCATGAAGGCACGGGAGAAGAAAATGGAGGCTATCGCATCTGCCGCAGGTATCGGTATTGCATTCACGTTTTTGATCGGGGCGCTTTACTATCTAGGCGTCTACTTGGGTAAGTGGTAATGGTCTACATTTTGATTTTTATCCACTTCGTAAGTACTGACACGATCAAGTACTATCAGATCGGATCGTTTAGCCGCTTGGACCAGTGTCAAATTGAAAAAGCTAAGGCGAAAGTATTAGTCACGCACAACAGCATGGCGGTTGAGTGTCTTGAGGTTAATCCAGATTAAGCACAATCGCTGGGGTGTTTTGACGCAGGACGGAAAACTGCTTATAATCACGAGTAGTAGCAACGTAGCTAGGGAGTACATGAAATGCCTAGAACAATTATCGACGACTGGAAAGTCATCCCCAGATTGATGATGCTCGCAGTCACCGTCCTGACATATCAAAGCGTGCACTGGTACATGGGCCTCGAGGCGCCGACCAATGGTCAGGCGGGCCTCGTCAGCGTCTGTATGGGCGCCCTCACAGGCTGCTTTGGCATCTGGATGAATAAGGAGGTGTCGTAATGCTACAAGCGCTCATAGGGCCGCTCACAGAGCTTGCTGGGGGCTGGTTAAAGGGTAAGGCGGATGCGCAGGCCGCCGCAGCCAACTTGAAGCTGGTGGAGGCCGAGGCGAAGGCTACGATCATGAAGTCCGCCGCGACGTCCGAGGCCGAGTGGGAAAAGATTATGGCGCAGGGTAGCCAGAACTCTTGGAAAGATGAGTGGCTCACAATCTTGTTCAGCGTGCCGCTCGTTTTGTGCTTCACGGGTGAGTGGGGCCGCCAGACGGTGTCTGACGGCTTTACAGCGCTAGAAAGTATGCCAGAGTGGTATCAGTACACGCTCGGTGTAATCGTAGCCGCGTCGTTTGGCGTGCGCTCAGCAACTAAGTTTTTCGGAGGGAAAAAATGAGAGACATGAACGAAATCGTCGTGCACTGCACGGCAACTAATCCTAAGTGGTACGCCGATAAGGAGGCCGCTGACGTCGTGAAAGAAATCCGCCGCTGGCACACTGAAGAGCGCGGCTGGAGCGACATCGGATACCACTTCATCGTGCATCGTAATGGCCAGATTGCCGCAGGGCGCCCGATCACGCGCACTGGCGCTCACACAAAGGGGCGCAACAAGGGTTCAATCGGGATCGCGTTGGTCGGTGGACGCGGCGGCGCAGCCGACGACGCCTTCTTGGATAACTTCACAGCGGATCAGGATCGCGAGTTGCGCGCGTTGATCGAGAGCTTGAAGGAAGAGTTCCCAACGATCAGCACGGTGTCAGGCCACAACGACTATGCGTCTAAGGCGTGCCCGTGCTTTGACGTTGGCGAGTGGATGTCTTAATCGATATCCATGGCATCTGATCCGCGTTGGATCATGTCATTGTGCATCGCGAACAGAGAGTTTTTCATGATGATGTAGGCGCGCACAAGCGCCTCCATCTCGTGATCGCCACGCATCCAGCGGTCCTGCGGTAGCCCGCGCTCGGCGCGGCTTACGATTTTCTCAGCGATCGCGACGTTTGGGTCTAGCTCACTCATCTCTTTCTCCCTCTCTCTCGGTCCAGTGATATATTCTGTGGCAGTTTGCGCACAAGGGCAAGCACTTCTCGGCTTCCGCGTACGCCTTCTTGAAGCTGCCTTGTTGAACGAGCTGACTTACCTTTGTTTCGCCAGCCGTCTCGGGGTGATGAAACTCGATGATCGCGGGGTGCGTGGCGTCGCAGAACAAGCAGGACAGAGTTGCTTTGAACTCTGCCCACTTGCGTCTCTGCTCCTTCTTGCGCCTGCTCGTACGTTCTAGCGTGACCTGTCGGTTGCGCTGATACCATGACTTGCCGTAGCGCTTTGCATGAGCGGCGCGTTTCTCTCTGTCTTTGTAAGGCAAGGTTTGTCGTCTTGTGTTGGCTACCTTGCCCAGAGCGTAACATAAAAATCGCCAAAATCACACACCTTCTGGACGCAGCTTAGGTCGAATACTAGCAGACAATTTGTCAGTCCTGATGCACCACTTGTCTACGCTTCCGTCTGTGTGCATGTATTGATCCATATCTTCATTGTCGCGGATCATAACCTGACATGCCTCATATGAGGGCAGCAGGATATACGATTGTATGTCCATGCCTCTGACTGCGTATTCAATGTAAAATGCTGTGAAAAATTCCATCAGTTTTTACCATCTTCTAAAACGGTCACTGTAAATAGTGCGTTACCATTTTTTTCTTCATTGATTTCCGAGGGCCATTTATAGACTACTCTTACTCGCATACCGATTTGTTTTGCCCATGCCCTGATGTCTCTTGCCCAGTGATATGAGACAGCATAAGGGATTTTGAACTTATCTTTCTTTTCCATTTTTCTAAGTGTAGCTATGACAATTTTCTTCAGATCGTCTTTATCTTTGTCATTGCGATTGTGTTTTATTATTTCAAAAGTTTCCATTGCACTCACTTTCTGTTTTGCTAAATTGTCGCGGTGGGCGGCATTCTGTAACGTCACGACAGTTTTTGTTGGTCGTATCAGACCCGCTATAGCCCGACACATAGCGCCGCCCACACGATCACACCCACATGAGTGCGCATTGGTAAACGACCCAGACGAGGGCCGTTCCAAAGATTAAGATGTATTCTGCGGTGTCCATTATGTCGCACTCCACTGGCCGCGTACGGCCTCCATCATGTCATTCATGACCAAGTCGTAAGCTGCGTCAAGCTGCGCGTCTTCGCCTTTTAAGTTTAGCTTGGTGTACGCTGCCATGCCGTGCATTAAAACTGTGCTATCGACAGACTTGCCAGCCTTATCAAGCGCGTCCTTGAAGATTGCGCCAAGTGTGTTGATCATTGAGTATGCTAGATCGATGTTCATTGTGTTCTCCTTACGCCAATTCAGCGGTTAGCTGCGCTACGACATCAGCTTTTGTGTCGCCGCGGCAAATTTTGCGGTTCATCCCGTGCGCTGTGTCAGCCGCGATCCAGTACAAACCAAGTTGAAACACTTCGATATTCTCGTGACCTTTGACTACCCACTCTGCAGTTGATGAGCCAAAGCCGTTTCCGTTCCATTGTGCCGCTGATTTTTTTGTAAGTTTAAGCATTTGTTGTCTCCTTCATTGCTTATATTGTTAACATAGCGTTAACACTGTGTGATTGCAAGGGGGTAAAGTAAAAAAAATCCCCGCACTAAGGCGGGGACGAGGTAAGCAGTGAAGTGAGTTGGTCGATTGTCCATCGATACACGCAACATATAGTGCTTTGATTTGCTTTTCAACTATATCTGCCGTAATCTCACGGCATCGTAATATGAGGTAAAAAGATGAACGATACAGAGTTTAAAGAGTTAGTCCGCGCGCTAAACCAGCCGCACCGCTTTGCAAACGTCTTCGCGCTATTCAAGCAGTGCGAGAAAGCGGCGACCGTTTTGCAGGAGCAGCGAGAGCAAATTAAGACGCTTGAGGCAGCCGCCGCGAAGCCAGCGAAGAAAGCTGCCGCGAAAAAGTCGTCTTAGCGCATACGATTTACGAATTGATCGAGGCCCAGTTGGCGCATTAGCTGCACTGTCGCTGGGTCTTGCTCTTCGCGCCGCGCTTGCTGGCGGCCCAAGCCTTGCGCCGCACCCGCTGTCAGCTCTCGCGCTGTACGAGCGCCTTCGCTTGCGCGATCAATGTAACCCGTCATTTGCTGCATCAACGCCGCCTGACGACGCAACTGATCTGGCGTTAGGCGCTGCGTCAGGACGGGCGCAATCTCGCTTGCAAGCCCCGCGATACGCTCGCGCTGACTTGGCCCACTGAATGCGGTATCTGCGGCAGCACCCGCAATCGTTGGAATGATGCCTTGGCGCCCCACGGTCGCTCCTAGCGGCTCTCCTACGATTTCTTTTAGGCGCTCATCGACGAGGCGCCGAATGTTAGTGCGTGACCCTGCGGCGACTTGAGCTTGCTGTAGCAACGCTCCAGACGTTTGCGCGATCTGCTCGCCGATCTTATCCGCTGCCTCTTTGCCAAGTGCAAGCTGCAGCTTTTGAGCGACTGCGCGGTTGTTCATCGCCTTCAGCGCCGCAAGAGCCTCGACGACTTCCGCTTCATTGCGGGCGCGTGGATTGACCTTTGCGTTGGCCATCAGCTCATCGAGGCGATTACGCAGCGCCAGCTTAAGCTGCTTTGCGCCTACCTCGTCGACGCTCTTCATCGCCAGTGCGACGTCCTCACGCGTAACGCGTGGGCTTAGAATATCGTTACCCAAGTCCGCTGCGAGCTTCTGGTCGATGGCGTCTTTACCCGCCGCGCGTGCCTTTGCGTAATCTGGGTTCACCGCGTCCAAGGCTGCACGCAGCTCGCGAGCCAAGTTCATCTTGGACATCGCTGCAGTTGGCTGGTTGTTTGCCTTCAACGCCATGCCTGCGTCGTACAACTGACGCGTGACATAGTCGATCGTCGCGACCGTTGGCTTCGCCTGCACGGTGTATGAGCCGTCTGCGTTTGACACGACAACTGAACCCTCTGGGGCGTCTGCAAGCGCGTCTGTAATCTCATCCGCGCTAATACGACGACCAGTTAATAAGTCAGGGTTTTCACCCGCCTCGCGTAGTAGCGTTCTTGCGCCGCTAAGGTCAGACGGGTCGACTTTACCAAACGACGTCAGCACCGCCGCTCCACCTTCGCTGTCGGCGTCAATCTTAAAGTCGTAGGCATCGCCGTACGCCTGACGACGCTCAGCGGCTGTCGAGATCATAATGTCAGCTTTTTGCGAGATGATGCCCTCGCCCACTGGCGTTGGTTCGCCCAGCACGTCATCGAGGCGCGTTGTTAAATCGCGCGACGCTGCCAAAGCTGTCTCGTCTAGGTTTTGCTTCGCGATCCGCGCGCCTTCGCTTGGCGTGTTCGCGACGGCATCAAGTAGCGCCTCGGTATTCGGTCCCAGCGTTGAGATCGATCCATACGGGCCGACTTGCTCCGCGCTCTCCACGGCCTGCGCCGCATCCATTGCCAAGAACTCCTCGACCGCGTTGGCCGCGTCCTTCTTAAATCCGATTTTCTCGACCACCTCGCGCACTGGCTCACGCAGGTAGCTGCCATACAATGCGCCTAAGCCTTCAGCGGCTGGCTGACCCGCTATGCCGAACCCTAGGCCCGCAGCGCCGCCGATACCCGCTTGGCGCGTGGCTTTCTCCATTGCCTTGTCGAAGTCGCCATCGCGAGAGAATAAGCCCTCGCCAAAGCCGCCTACGAGGCCCTCTATGGCGCCTACCATGCCGCCATAGCCTGCCGCCTGACCTGCGCGCCCTAAAACCGTCTTGGCGGTCATAGAGGGCGCTGTGGCTACCGTGGCGGCCAACCCAGTGCCAAGTCGTGACGCGGCAACCGTATTCGGTGCCTCCTGCTCACGACGCGCAACTGCCTCGCGGATCGTATCCATTGCAGTTGTTGGAGACATTCCTTGGCCAACTGCACGAGCGAAGCCGAAGGCGGGGTCGACGTATCCGCGAACAAACGGGACACCTTTTGCCATTGACGCGCCGCGCGTGCCTAGCTCGCCTGCGATTTCCTGCGCAGCTTCTCCGCGATAGATGTCGCCAGCGCGTTGGCGCCCGCCCTTGCTCTCGGCGATCTCTGTAATTGTCTTAATGTTGGACGTCGTGTACCCGCCAACTTGGTCAACGAATGTAAGTCCGCCGCCCTCACCCTTCAGGATGTAGCTACCGTCGCCAAAGTCTGTGACGACCTCCTTACCCTCGGGAGCCGCTGGCACTTTAGGCTGCGTTACCCAGCTCGGCCCTGCTGGCTTAGCTGCTTCGCTGCCTTCGTTCGTTACCCAAGATGGTCCAGCCATTAGAATGTCACCTCTGTCCACGCTTCCATAGTGTTGCGACCGCCGCCGTTGTACCTGAAGACTTTACCGTTTTCCGCATCGTAAACAAGCTCGCCGATCGGCGCGTTCTCGAATGTATATTGCTGTAGGTCTTGCGGCTCTGCGCCTGTAACGTAAGCTGGACGACCGCCAAACATTGCGTCAAGTTGCTCAGTGTCTGCGCCGTATTTGTTATACGCGTTGATGACGATCTGCTTATAGTAGCGATCAATCTCTTCAAGCGACTTCAAGACAGCCTCAGGGCTTCTGTTTAAATTCAGGTTCGCAACTTTCGCTTCAAGCAATGCAAGCTCTGGGGCGCTGACCGCACCAAGAGTTGCTCCGCCAGCTTTGATGCCGCGAAGTGTGTCAAACGCTAGGTTCGCTTTTAGCGTCTCCATAGTCAAGCGCGCCTCGCCTGCCTCGGTGAATGGAAGCGCACCAAATAGCATGCCTATTGGGCCAGTGATGTTTGGGTTTGCCCTAATCGCCGCAGATAGGTCGCTGACCGTGTTAAGCACGGTGCTTGCGCCTTGAGCCTCTTGGATGCCCTGCGCTTTTTGCTGCTCAGCTTGCTCAATCTCTCGATTTATCTCGGCAATCTGCAGACGGAACATGTCCGCCATGCTTGGGTTCATCGCAGCTTGCTGCAGGAGTTGCTGCCTGCGCGCCTGAAGCTCTGCGATGCGACCCTCGCCAGTCGGCATGGTGCCAAATTGACCAGCGATTTGGCGCTGCATGTCGAGCTGCGCCTGAGCTGCTTCCGCTTTGCGTCGCATATCAGCTTGCTCGTTAAAGTAGTTCAGACGGCTCTGAAATGCCGTACCCTGCTCTCCGCGTAGGGATGCGCCAACATCGCGCAGCGCCGCAAAAGCGAGCATCCGACGCTGGTCCTTACTTAAGTTTGAAAACTTATCTTGCTGGGGCTGTGAAGGCTGCGGACGTGTGACAGAAATTGGAGGTGCCAAGTTGCCAGATTGTAGTGCCGCTGCAATGCCTCGATCTTCTAGTGGATCGCCAGCAGCTTGCGTCGCTGTGGCGCCAACAAAGGTGTCTGTGCCTCCGTAGATGTTTTGCTCTTCTTCGCTCGCGTCTGCGGGTAGGAATGTAGATGGGTCGAAAGGTAGTGCCATTATGCGCCTAGCTCCTGATATAAGCCGCCATAGTCAACCATACGATAACCATCTTGGCCGCGCTTGACTAAGTGTGGATGCGTTTTCTCTAATTCTTGAGCCATAACGCCAAAGCTATTCCCGCTTAATCCTTTAGCCTTGGCTGTGTCATTCCAATCCCAAGTGTAGAACTTGATGCCATAAACTGCGCTATGCGGCTGCACGTTTTCCTTTAGGCGTATGTCCGAAAATCCCAAAAATGGCGCCACAGCCGCAAAACCTTCGCCAGCCGAACCAAGCGCACTGAACATGTTTGCAGCTTGCCCCATCGGGTCTTTGGTCGTCGTTGTCGTCGTTCCGTAGCCCTGCGGCATAACGCTCTGCGCACCCTGTAGGACGCCGAACTTTCTGAACGGGTCTTCGTATCCGCGTATGTACTCTTGGTACGCCGCCTCGAGGTCTTGTTGCTCCAAGCTGCGTGGCAGTGCGCCTGCCTGTAGTTGTCCGCCGAGCAAGCCCATCTGAGCCTGTAGGGCCGTTCCAGCTTGGCCACCGAGGGCCTGAGCTGCTTGCATACGCTGCGCGTCTTCCGCTTGAGCGCGCTGCACAGCTTGCTGGTAGCCTTGTGCCTGCAGGCCGCCTAGGGTCTGACCCATCGCGGCTTCGAATGCGCCTTGGCGCTCGCCCTCGTAAACGCTGCGGCGGTCGCCGCCAAATGCGCCAGCCTGAATAGCCTGCGCCTCTTCGCCGACGCGTTGCTGAGCGCGCTGGCGATTTAGAGCCGCCATCGTGGGGTCAATTACGTTGGATGTATACGCTTGTGTATACGCGTCGATATCCGCCTCACGTTCTTGAGGAGTGCGTGTGGCCATGCCGCGATAGATATTGCTGACCTCTTGGAACTCGCTAGGTAGCGTGAGTGCGCCATAGCCAGAGAGAGCTTGCTCTTCTAACCCCGACAATCCAGCAACACGCTGACCTGTGTACGGGTCGAACTGGCTATTCGCCAACTGATTAGCAAAGCTAGTGAGCTGGTCTGTTTGGGCCGCGAGGCGCGGGTCCATTGTTTTGCTTTGTGTTTCGGTCTTACTGCCCACTGGTTATCTCCATCTCAAATCTGCGGGATGTTTCCGTAAATCCGCAATCTTTTGCAAAGCGGCTAAAGCCCGCACGCCCGTCGAACTCAACGCCACTTAGGTTTCCGATTTTGCAGATGTCTTTAAACATGGTGACAGCCGCCTTCATCCAAACTTTCATATCAACTCCACCCATGAACTCTATGAATAGAGTGCTTCTGCGAGGGTGATGTTTAACGACAGTTGTGAATGCCGCAATCAACGTGTCCTCTAAGTAGACATGCCAGAGCAAAGAGTTTTGGTCTAGTATGTCCTCGATCACCTCTTCGGGGTCTACGTTTCGACCGTAAGCCTCTATTGACGTCTTCAGAAGCGGTAACGATTTATTCAGCGCCTCGTCAACGTCCTTGGTAATAGGCTCAATGCGAACCAGTGACCGTTTTTTGTACTGTACAACATTATCCGTCAAACGTGAACCCTATCCATGCATACGTGTAATGTGCAGCGTCGTTGCTGGCGCGGCTGGTGAAAACGCTGTCGCAGCCGATGCGTTGAGAAAGCCAGAGGTGCTATCCACGGCCCACATGACCTGTAACTCGTCACCCGCAGACACGTCAAACTTTGCGGATCGAGACACGACAAGCGTGGACCCGTTTTGGTGTAGTGAGTTTTTCATCGTGTTGTTGGGCGCGTCCGTTCCGTTCAAGCGAGGCCAGAAGTAGAAGTTTACCGTGCTTCCCGACGTAGAGCTGATCTGCGCCGAGAACATCAACAGGTACTCGCCAGCCTCGCTGAATACGATTTTGCTATTATCCACTGCATCTCGGTCAATGCCAACATTGCCAGTCGGCGCGTCGTACGTGATTGCGTACGCCGTATTCGTTGCGGCGGCCGTGACATCTGTGGTACGATAAAATGAGGCGTGCCCGTCTTCTAAGATGACCTGCACAAACGCTCCGTCCTTCGAAACGACGGGATACTTGTTCTCACGATCCCACAAAATAACGCCGTCCTCAGACGGGTTATCGACGTCAGTCTTAAAGCCTAGCTTGGCCAAGTTCGCTTGCAGGAACTGCGTAAGCTGACGGCCCCACTGTGATAAGTCGGGGCCAATGGGAGGGAGTATCGGGCTGGGCACTACCTACGCCCTCCAGCCGTAACGTCCACACGCATGTCGCCGACCTTCCAGTCCGTTGGAACAGTGCCTTCGACCTTCATGCGCATCTGTCGGCCAGTGAAACGCACTGACGTTGGGTTGCTCGGCGTGAACGGCCCGTGCGTCGTCTCAGTGCCATTCGGGTAAAAGCGCGTCTTGAACGTGACGTCAACGTCACCCTGAGTGCGCTCGTCTGGGATGAGCTTGGTCACTCTGGCAATCTGATCTCCGCCAGCGAGGCTCAACGGACCTGTCTCGGCAAATGCCGCCACGCCGTCAAAGTTAAACCCGACTTCGTGGTCATAAATATCGCTGTCCGCGTTGTGGCCCGCCATAAATGGATAACGAAATACGCCGCGCTGAATGCCTGACGTGCGAGATAAGTCGCCAATGAGCCAGTGGTTTTCTTTGTAGTCGTATGCGACGTAGCGATCGATCTCAGTGCTGTTCGATGAGCAGTAGAACCACCAAATCTCGCCATACTGGCCGTTGGCAAACGACCACACTTTCGATTGCTGCGCCACGTTGAAGTCGCCAAACACGTAGTCATGCACGTCGCACGGTATCTCTGAGACAGAGTTGCCGTCGAAGCGGAAGAACCCGCGCTGCCCCATCCAGAACACGCCGATGTCAACGTCTGACGCCGCCTTGCGGGATATGCCGCCGCACGAAGTGCCGACACGAGAAAACGAATAAATGTAGGGAGGGCCAGAGTATCGCGCGGAAAACGCGTCTGTGTCGGTGATGATCAGCGTCTGGCCGCGTGTGCGAATACCCTGCATAATCTGGCCATTCGTCTGCAGCTCCTGCGATCCAGCTTGGTTCGTCGTCGACGGCGTCCACACGGTATTGTTCTCAAAGTCGCACCACTGCACGAGGCGACTGTTTCCACCCGCGCCAAGTGCAAAGATAAAACGCTCTTCCGTCACAACGAGGCCAAGGTTATCGATTGGCGCATTCGCGATTGGCGCCGCGTTGTTTGACGGATTAAGTTGCCACTCAAGGAGGCGTCCGTCATCGTAGTGGCACCCAACGAGGTACTCGCCCCAGTTGTCTAGCGACCATGTCGTCGCCTCGAGCAAAACGCTGTTGTCGTTAGACTGTATCGGCTGGCCGTAGTAGCCAACGCCATAAGTGCCGCCACCGAAGCCTGTGTTCGCAGCGGCATCCTCGCGGCCAGCGGCCAAGTCTGTTGGAGTAATGTCTGTGAGTGTGCCCGATCCAGTCATCACATTCAACTGGTCATGCGATCCGCCTGCGAGCCATGCGTTCCCATTGATCGCCTCCCAAGCGTGCATGCCGCGCACGGGGTTGGTCGAAAAAGATGTCTTACGCTCACGCCATCCGCCGATCGGACGCAATGAGTTGTCACGCCAGCGAACGAGTGATCCGTCGCGCCACCTGTTCGACTGCTCTATGTCCGTGCCGTTGCGGTAAAAGCCTGCGGGTATGTTGAGCGGTATTAGTGTCATGCCACCGATCCGTAAACTGTGCCGTTGTTCGTATATGTCGCTATAGCTGTGCCAGAGATGGCTGCGCCGCCAGAGCCGCCTGATCCACCACCTGCCGCGCCCCAACCGCCGCCGCCGTCACCAACGTAAGTACCAGTGCCGTCTCCGCCTGCATTACCAAGTGAACCCCCTGTCCCGCCAGTACCAATTGGCCCCGCGCTGTCTGACGTGCCACCCGCTCCGCCTGATCCGTTTAAAATACGACCGCCCCCGCCGCCTCCGTTTGAGCGCAAACCTTCAAACCAGCTAGAGCCTGATCCGCCACCGCCTCCAGTCCCTCCGCCTTGACCGCGTCCACCGTCACCACCTGAGTATACATCTTGTGGTGCAGCCGTACCAGACTGGCCTACAGCTCCGCCTGTCCCGCCAGAATAGATTGTTCCGTTCTCATGACGACCACGCCCACCGTTACCGCCACCTGCGCCGCCACCGCCACCGCCATAGCCACTAGCGCCACCTGAGCCACCGCCACCGCCACCCGCAATGTATGCACCAGATGCGTTAGTAAGTGTTACACCAGTAGCATTATTTACAAGGGCAGGACCGCCGATTTGAGCTGCACCATCATAGCCCCCTCCGTTTCCACCTCGACCAATAATGTAGCCGTTGTTTATGATTGTAACCAGTCCATTTAGACTACTTGGTATGGTTAAACCGCCAACTGACACACTGTCAGACCAAAGGTAAACGCCTGAAGAAATTGTCATGACGATAGCAGCCGATCCATCCCAGCCTACAGATGTTGCATACGTGCTTAGGTTCATCTCTTGCTGGTTACTGGATACAGTAAACGAGAACTGCTTTACGGCGCCGTAAAAGTCATCAAGCTGAATTTGCCCAGACGTGGGAACGCCTGTGTTGTTGCTAGTGACATATGAGCCGTTGCGATAATACTCGGACAAGCTGATCGGGTTTGACCCGCCAAACTCGTCTTGGATGTCAGATAGCGATATCGCGCCTGATGATTGTAACGCCATTAGATCGTCCCATAAGCTGTAACATTGCCAACGACTGTCAAATTCCCAGATGCATCAAGTTTCATTTTATTGGCGCCACTCGTTGCGAAGTACAGGACGCCCGCGCTTTCAGTGACGGTCCAGTTCCCAAGGTCAATCGTTGTCGCTTGAACTTGACCCGCTGACCCGTAAACAACCGCCTTACTGTTGACGACCGTATTAGACGCCGCGCCATCCAGTAAGTTGATTTCCGCCGCTGTGGACGTAACGCCGTCTAGGATGTTTAGCTCCGCCGCCGTCGCGGTGACGTCTGTCCCGTTAATCGTGAGAGTGCTTAGGTCTGGCGCAAGTGTCCCCGACGTGCCGTTCGCCGCGTCAACGATTGCGTCCAGCGCGGTGTTGATTGTCGTGCCCCAAGTGTCCTCTGAGCCGCCGACTGTTGGTTTTGTAATGCTAATCGCCATGGTTTATTCCTTTGTTAGCTGTACAATAGCACGCCGCGCTGGTTGCGTCCATTACTCCGCCGCAATCTCTTCGGCTTCCTCTGGCTCAGCTTCCAAGTCTGCCGCCAGTAGCTCAAGAGCTTTCTGCCGCCCCATATGAAGCTGATCCAAGTTGAATTGCGCGTTGCCCAGCTTTCGATCTAAGTCATTCACATGGTTCAGAAGTGTTGATTGCCGTGGGGTTAAGTCATCCAAGTTGTATTCTACGTCATTGACCGTGATGGTTTTCTTTTCGTTTTTAGCCATCTGTCTATTCCTTATGAGTTTGCTGTGATTGCAGCATTAACCGCTGTCATATCTTCTGTAGTCCAGAAGTCTTTAGCCACCATTAGCTGTAGATGCTCTACGTTGCGTGACACAGTGTCAGCCCAATCAGCATCGTCCATGCCCTCTGGTTTGCCAGCGTTTAGCAAGTCTACGCTATGCCCCATTGCTGTGTAGTGTTGTGCGATTTCTTCCGCAGTTGGTGTATCAGTCATGTCTTTCTCCTTTTCTGACTGGTAGGGTTAAAGCTGACTTTCGAAAGATGCAAAATCGTTTAAAACCTCTGCTTGCATTTCTGAAACCTTTGTCCAATACGCAAGGCCATCTCCTGTTTCAGGGTCTAATCCTTCCGCAATATTCGCCTGTTCTTCTGTGTAATGCTCTCGCATCTTCTCCGTTATTAAGGACGATATAAGTTTACCCTGATCTTCCATATGATACGATGTCCATGCTCCTCCCAAAAGGATAGAGTGTTCTTCATTTTCATATTTAAAAAATGTTGTCTGCATTTTGGCCTCCTTAGTATGTCGACAAGCCGCCGCCGCCTATGACGGTGACAGACACAGTTAATCCGCTATCCTTTGTGACGACTAAGCTATTACCACTAACAGAAACGCTAAAGGTAGAAACGGCACTGCCTTTATATGCACTTACAATAGTTTGATGAATGATAGAGTTAGCGCCTCTTGGCATAGTCCAGTATATTAAACAGCCACCATATTGATTTGATCCACCATTGCCACCAAGGGAAATATTGATCAAAGCCGTAATATTGTCATTCATCCCCATGTCTATGGAGGTAAAGGTTTCACTAGAGTTTCCAGTTCCTCTATTAACAATCTTAAACAGTGAGTTTGAAAGCTGGGCAGTAGGCGTACCCATTAAGTCCATGGCTGATGAACCTTGAGCCGTTACCCTGCGCTTGCCATCCCCATCCGACAGCACGATGTTGTTGCTTGAGGTGCGGATGTCCAAGCCGCCTTGGTTGCCTGAGTATGTGCCGATGATCGTGTTTTTCTGGCCACTTGTGACTAAATACCCAGACCCAGACCCCACAAAGGTATTTTGTAAAGATGTTGTATTTTGACCTGAAAGGTATCCTACATACACACTCCCAGAACTTGTCGTTGTGCTATACCCCGCCTGATAGCCAACCGCAGTGTTGTTGCTGGCGGTGGTGTTGGACTGTAGTGCGCTTTCCCCCAAAGCAACGTTGTTGCTGCCAGAGGTATTGTAGAAAGCAGCATCTTTACCAACTGCGGTGTTAGAGCTACCTGTGTTTAAAATAAGAGCCTGTGTGCCAATAGCTGTGTTATTATCACCAGCATTTGCACTTAATGACAAATAACCTAATGCCGTGTTTCTATTTCCATCATCTGTCGCATCACCAGAGCCACTGCCAACAAATGTGTTGTGTGTTCCAGTTGTTACAGCATACCCCGCCTGATACCCTACAGCAGTGTTGTTGCTGGCGGTGGTGTTGGCTTGGAGCGCCTGATGCCCCAAAGCTACGTTGTTTGCGCCTGTCGTGTTGGAGTAAAGGGCAGAACGACCCACGGCATTGTTGTAAGAAGCGGTGGTGTTAAAGGTGAGAGCCTGACGCCCAATAGCAGTGTTGCTGCTCCCCGTTGTGTTGCGCTCAAGAGAAGAACCCCCGACTGCCGTGTTCAGTGTGCCAGACGTATTGAGGTTAAGTGAGTATGTCCCAACCGCAGTATTGTCAGACCCTGTTAAGGTAGCCGTCATGGTGTTGTCGCCAATAGCCACGTTACCATTGCCAGATGTTATTCCTGTTCCAGCCTTATCACCAATTGCAGTGTTTCTTGTGCCTGTCACACTATCCAACGCAGCATCACCCAAAGCCACGTTATTAGAGCCAACAGGATAATTCCCGTCCAGCTTGATCGTGCCGCCATCGACACTGACGTTGCCAGCTACATCAAGCCCATCAAGGGTAAGTGTGCCAGCAATATCCTTGTCGGCACTATCGGCTAAGTCTCTTGCTCGTGTCATGCTTTTCTCCTTAACAAGCCATCAATACGCACGGCACACAGTATGAACCATCATCGTATGTGCATGTGACATGGGTTGATGTTACCTTTGCGATTGTCTTGCTGCGAACAATATCATCGCCTTGTGGTTTGGCTGTACCATCACCCGCTGACATTAGCAGATCACCACGCTGCACGGTTGTGCCTTGAGCAATGCGAATAACCATATCACCTGTCATTGCGATGTTCATATCATTGAAATGGTCATCATCATTATCCCAATTCACAAAGACACCAGCAACATTTGGATCACCTTCAACTGATGAAACTGCCATGCAGTTCAACTGTTCGTTGTCCTCTGTGTAGGCATCCGCTGCGGGGGTCTTTTCATCGCCAACAGAAACACCTTCTGGCAACTCGTCGCCTTCTTCATAGTAAGTTGCAGCAACTGCATCATGTGACCAAACTGCCATCTGATCCAAGTTTGTTAAGACTGTGCCTTTTAGTAGTGAGGTATCTTTTGATCCATCTGCTAGCTGTGACCAACGTGCAAGGTGACCACCGTTATAAGATACAGTTGATCCACTTACGCTTATAGTCCCTTCTTGGTTTCCATCCTGATAAAAAGCAACTAAACCGCCGTCACTTGTGTTGCGTCTGATATATACTGGGTTTCCGTTATTCCTAGTTATATTTACTTCGCCGCTGCCATATAATCCTATGCCAGCCGTCGAAAAAGCCGTTGGATCTGTTTTTCCTATTGCTAGGTCACCGCTGCTGTTGATGCGCATGCGTTCTGTTTCAGAAGAACCTGTTTTAAATACAGTGCTACGTTGGCTAGTAAGGTAAGTGTCTGATGATGTGTTTCTTGAACCCAAATGCAAGTCACCAGCGTCATTCACAACTTTAGCATGAAAGTTGCTGCTACCCTCCGCATCAATCAAGACATTACCTGTTGTGCCTGTAGTAATGTCTAGCTTACCACTAGGCGAAGTCGTCCCAATGCCAACATTACCGCTGCTGTCGATGCGCATGCGTTCTGAGCCGTTAGCTCTAAACTTTAAGGCATTTGGAGCATTGTCGTAAATTACTGCACCAGCATCAGCATCTCCACTATCACCCAAATAAATAGCAGCATCACTAGATGTACCCGCTGTAACTTGTATGCGTGTATGACCAGTGCCAGAAACCTCTAGTTTTTCACTAGGCGAACCCGTCCCAATGCCAACATTACCAGAGCTGTCGATGCGCATACGTTCAGAGCCAGATGTACCAAACTTCATATGGCTAGCTTCATATTGCCAGAAAGTTGCGCTTTCGTCTGTATCTATTCCAACAAGCAAACCATCAGTAAAAGTGCCACTGCCTGTCGTAGAGTTTATGTATTTCGTATAAGCAGCATTACTGTCACCTGTTTCTATAGTTTGTACTAAACCACCATTACTATCTTTAATATGTAAAGGTGTACTAGGCGAACTCGTCCCAATGCCAACACTACCGCTGCTGTCGATGCGCATGGCTTCACCATTATCGGTATAAAATGTAAGGAAGTCTCCTGCGCTCGACGAACCTACTTGTAACTCATTTGCATCGGGCGCATACAGAGCAGCACCGCCTCCAATTCGTAACCTCTCTGAAGCGTTTATTGTACCAACAACATCAAGAGTATAGGTAGGCGAACTCGTCCCAATCCCAACATTACCGCTGCTGTCGATGCGCATGCGTTCTGTGTTGTTGGTTCGGAATATCTGAGAGCCGCTTGTACCAGTGTCGTATTTCGTATCTATTCCGTCTTGATATATAAACAATGAACTTGTGTCGGCAGCGTTTCTAATTTGCAATCCGCTTGCAAGAGCATCTGTAGCCTGAGAAATATGTAACTTGCTACTAGGCGAACTCGTCCCAATGCCAACATTACCGCTGCTTCTGTCAATGGTCATACGGTTATGCCAAGCGCCACTATAGTACCCATCAAGGTGCAAATCTTTAGAAGTACTGTCTAACCTTAAACCAAACTCTATGGCATTGTTTGCATCTTTCAAACTAATACCAACATCTCCTACAGTGTCAGAAGGT